CAATATCCTCGTCCCAGATGACCTCGGCGAAGTTCGGCAGCTCGTTCCCGGCATCCTTGCTGTAAAGGTAAGCCTGCGCAAGTGTCCACTGCACTCCGATGTCGCTCCATTTCATTCCGGCCTTTGCGTTCTCAATCGCTTCAATTGTGTACTTCATGGTGGTTCCTCCGTTTTCTTTTTGTTTCCCTTTCGGTATGTACATATATCACTCTGAAGCCCTTTATTAGCAAGCGATTCAGGCAAAATATATGTGACAATCCTGCGGAAAAATCACAGGGCCAAACTGTGTATTTTAGCCTTCGCCGGTCAGAATGAAGTGTGCATATTCCGACCGGTGATCTTCGAGGTAGAGAACCAGTTCATAGAAGTTACGCTCATAGGCAAGGCGTTGAACCATGCCAATATCGAACATGTTAGTAAGGCCGGTATCGCGGATGGCAAGAATCTGTTCTTTGATTTTCTGTTCCATGTCATTCCACCACCTTCCGTACAAGGTCAACTCCGTAGATTACATTGAGGCCGGAGCCGTTGTCCCAGTTTACAAGGAGGGAGCCGGTATCATCAATCCCGGCCACCGTTCCCTTGGTACCGATGGGCGGTGCCTGCATATCGTCCATCTGAAGAAGCTCCACACGAGTGCCAGCAGGATATTGGGAGCAGAGAGCGTCAAGCTCGTTTTGTCTGATCATTCGCATGTTGCTGCCTCCTTCTCTGGAGCGCCGTTCTTCCAGCTGGAGTTGCCGGAGAGGTTCTTTAAAAGTATCTTGCGTTCTGCCTTGTACTCATTTCCGATGAAGCCCAGCCGCAGAAGAAAGCAGCGGAAGGCGTATTTCTCGTTGTCGACCGGTTTCTCTGTTGCGTTGATCCGTTTCTGATCTTTGCTGAGTTTGCAGAGGGCGGCAACGAAATGAAGGTAGGTTTTGATTTCATCTGGTGGGAGCATGGTCTCAAACCAAGGGAAGCTGATTTTGTCATCCTCGATGGAGAAGCCGAGGTCACCGATGTCGAGTGCCTTTTTGATGAGGCTTCCTTTGGCTTCGAGAAGGTTTGTCAGGTTTCCGACGTCTGCGCAGTCGAGCGGAAGGGCAACGGTAAGGCCAGCACCTTTGTCGGCTTCTTCCTGCGGAGCATCGTTTTTACTGGCGGTTCCAGCAGGAGCTTCGGCTGCTTCTTCGGTAGCCTCCGGTGTGAATCCGTCCGCGATCAGGTTGTGCATCAGGCGGTTGAGCTTGTCGGCACCCTCGCAGCTGACGCATCCTTCTTTGCTGACGGTGATGTCACCGATTTCATAGGCGCAGGTCGGCATGAGCTTGTATATGGCTTTGTCGCCTGTGATGTTTGAAATGGCGCTTACCAGTGCCTTTCTTGCTGCTCCGGTTACGTTGTAGTTTGCTTTCATGGTATGTACCTCCGTTTATTTTGTTTTCCGAAGGCTTCCTGTTTGCCTTTCGGTACGTACATATATCACTCTGAAAGCCTTTATTAGCAAGCGATACCGGGCATATTCTGTAGTAAAACATCGACGAATATCAGGTGCGGAATTTGTGTATTATACAGTCTCAAAATCCACCTGCTTGGCAAGCTCGGAGTAGCTGATCCGTTCGCCGTTTCTTACGACATACACATTTTCCGCGTCATTCGTGTCCTCTACATAGCGGCGCAGAATAACAGAAGCGTACTTTGGATCAAGCTCCATCATGTAACAGATGCGGTTCAGCTGCTCGCAGGCCATGAGTGTGCTGCCAGAGCCGCCGAAGGTATCAATCACTACAGAGTTTTCCTGCGAAGAGTTCTGGATGGGATAGCCCAGAAGATCCAGCGGCTTTGAAGTCGGATGATCCTTATTGCGCTTCGGTTTGTCGTAGTTCCAGATGGTTGTTTGCTTGCGGTCGGAGTACCACGGATGTTTACCATTTTGTAAAAATCCATAGAGGATTGGCTCATGCTGCCATTGGTAATCGGAACGACCGAGCACAAGGGAATTCTTTACCCAGATGCAAACACCGGCGAGGTGGAAGCCTGCGTCAATGAAGGCTTTCCTGAAGGTGAGCCCTTCGGTATCCGCGTGGAAGCAGTAGGCGGCACCGCCTTTTTCGAGGTGGTCGGTCATGTTCTTGAATGCGGCAAGCAGGAAGTTGTAAAACTCCTCGCCCTTTAAGCTGTCGTTTTCAATGGTCAGACCGTCTGAGGCTTTGAAGGAAACGCCGTAGGGCGGATCAGTCAGAATCAGGTTGGCACTCTTTCCATCCATGAGCAGGTTCACATCGTCGGCAGAAGTGGCATCGCCGCACATGAGACGATGCTTTCCAACAGTCCAGATGTCGCCGCGTTCCACAAAGGAGGCTTTCTCCAGAGCGGCGGTCAGATCAAAGTCGTCATCCTTGACATCCTTATCCGCACCGCCATCGAGGAGTTTCTCCAGTTCATCGGCACCAAAGCCGAGAAGTGAGAGATCAAAAGCGGAATCCTGCAGATCGGATAATTCCACGGACAGCATTTCTTCATCCCAGCCTGCGTTCAGGGCCAGCTGATTGTCCGCAAGAATATAGGCGCGTTTCTGTGCCTCTGTCAGGTTTTCGGCAAAGACGCAAGGCACGTTTTCATAGCCTTCCGCGCGGGCGGCTTCGATTCTGCCGTGTCCGACGAGGATGTTGTAGTCAGCGTCAATAACGGCGGGGCTTACAAATCCAAATTCCCGGAGGGATGCACGAAGCTGTGCAATCTGTTCTTTACTATGCGTCCGGGCATTCCGGGCGTAAGGCACCAATTTATCAATGGGTACCTGTTCCAATTTCTGTGTGTTCATTTACATTCCCTTTCTGGCCTGCAGGAGTCGTTCCATCACGTCGTCCTGTGGATTGAGCCCGCTGTATTCGGCAGAGCAGTTTTCCTTGACGATCTGAAAGATTTCATTCCACAGGCGGCTTGCCTGATTCATGTAGTTGATGCCAATGTTGATGAAGGGTGAAGGGATCGGCTTCCCAGTCGTCGGGTGCTTGGAAAGGTATCCGAGCCGAGTGGTCATCTCTTCGCACTGAATCCAGCGGGCGGAGCACATCGCGTAACGCTCTAAGAGCTGTGGAGACACCGCTTTTGCTACGCCGAGCTTATCCAGCCATTCCCATGTTTCCCGATAGATATCACCAGCTTCCAGGGTGGAGCCGTCATGCTGTTTGGCAGATAGAAAGTCATGCGGGGTTGGCATGTCCTCGCCTTCGACATCAGGTATGTCCAGCACAGTGAGATCTCTGCCGCCTGGATTTCCGTTTTCATATTTTTCTTTGACGGCGGTCTTTTTCCGGCCCGCACCGGGACGTCTGCCGCCGCGACCACCTGTGTTATTTGATTTTGTCGGCATGATTTTTAACCGCCTCCTTTATTACCCGTTTGAAATCGCCTTTTTTGCACGCAAGAGGGGGCGCCGTTTTCCGCAGCATTCGCCACAGAGATTTGCACCGCCCCTCCCTCGTCAAAATATTTCTTGCACAAAAGAAAAGACCACGAAGATCATCAGCGGTCTCCTCGGTCTTTATGAATCTTCTCATGACAAGAACGGCAAAGGCTCATGAGGTTGCTCTCATCATTTGTTCCTCCCTCGGAGAGAGGAACGATGTGGTGGACTTCCTCGACTGGTTTGTAGCGACCTTGCTCTAAACACATCTCGCAGAGAGGATGCTTGTGAACGTAGCGGTCACGGATTCGTTTCCATGCTCTGCCGTACCTCTTGCCGGAGGAGTAACCGCGCGTGAACTTCTCGTAGTGCTGCTGCATAACCTTGGCATGTTCTTCACAGTACAGACCATCAGTCAGCTTCGGGCAGCCGGGGTAGCGGCACGGTCTCTTTGGTTTCATAGGCATGGCTGCCTCCTTTCCGGACAAAAGAAAAGCCCTGCAGTGTTTCCTGCAAGGCTTAAGGGCTGCGCGTGCAGCCGTTCTTTATTCTGTTTCGCTGATTATATACTATCATAATGGCAGGGTGGACATCTTTGGACAAAGCAGGACATTTCGGGCGCATTTCATATGATGATGGGATGCTCCGGCAGAAAGGCATGCTGCAGAGCCTTGCCATGCCAGCGACGGATCGTGCGGGCGTCAGCACAAAGCTCGATGCCGATCTGCTCCCAGGTTAGTCCATGAATGTAACGATACTTTAAAACCATGCGTTCATCTGTATCCGGCACAGCTTCAATGACCTCACGGATCTGTTTCTTTAGGTCGGAGAGGGTTTCAAGCTCCGCCGCGATCCTGTTTTCCAGATCCCACATCTTTTCCAGCGTCCGGATAAAGGGTGCGTCCGTAGATCGGGATGTCTGTACTCGGTCTTTGTCATATTGGATTGCCGACACGCTGCCAGCCATCACCCGGAGGTTCTGTACTTCCATCGTGTCAGACTTGATCTTCTGGTCAAGGCGATAAGCCTGATGAAGATATTCTTTTACGGTCATTTTGACTTCGCCTCCTCTCGCAGCTTTTGTATCAGGTAGTCGCCATCCACACTGGTGATGGCC